CTCATCAATCTGGGGCGAGGCAACCCGCCCGCTAACACCTTCTTTGAGGACGTGTGGGAGGTCTTGCATCCGTAGCACCGGACCCACGTTTTGCTGTTAGCAACGATAAATTCTTTTTATTTGTGTTTTGAGATTTTTGTTTGGTTTTAAATTTTGTCCTAGGCTGGAAACTGCAACCGGCACTTTGGCCCCTAGGTCCGACCTCTACTGGCGACTACAACAACTGGTCCTCCGCGTCCCAACCCACCTCTTCAGGCGACGGTCGAGCACCGGCGAAGTCCGCAATCGCGTCTATACATCCGCCCGCAGCCAACAAACAAATGAACTCCTTCCAAAGGAGCAACAACCTCGGCGAGTGCCGCAACTCGAACGCAAGCCCGAGCTGCTGCTCGGGCTCGAGCTCACACTTGTGGCAAGCCCGGGCCACGGCTTTGCCGAGGTTCTGGAACTCAAACACTGGCGTGCAGTCCCAAGAGAACTCCTTGGAACATGCCTCGAAAGGCTGTCCCGGAAAACTCCGTTTCTGCTCGCGAATGTCGAGTCCATACCTCCCGGCAAGAGCCGTGAGCTCCGAACACAACTCATCCAAGGCTGCGGCCTCAGGCCCACCCTCGGGAAACACAACAACGTAGACGGCGACACAATCATCCCCGGTGGCGATGGCCCCCGCAGCTCCCGAAGCATAAGCGACATACGCCCGCACATGAGAATTCTTCCACCCGGTGGAAAGAACACCTGAATCATTGACTCCCTGCTGGAGCTGAGCAAACAGCTCATCTCCAATCAGATAAGTCGACCGAGCCAGGGTCGCACCATAGGCAACAAAAGCATTCTCAAGCAGCAAGTGCAGCCGCTTCTGCGACTCGTTCGCATCAGCAGGAACACATCTCCACAACGTGGCCAGCCGGCACGTGATGTCAATGCCGGCCCCCCAGCCAGCCTGACACCAGTCCATTCCGGAAACGTCATCCGTCACCACCACTGCGCGAGCCCGAGGGTCCGCTTCAGTGAAGGGTTCGGTGGCAGCAACAGCAGCAAACACCTTTGACTTAGTCAGAAGGATATTTGTGTCGTCACTGCCGCAACCAATTCCGGTCCAGACACCCGCACCGCACTGATACAGCGTTTGCTGTCTCAAATTATGTCGCTTTTCCAGCAAGCGGCCGACGATTTCGTCAGCGAACGATTGCTGAAAAATCGAACGCCACCGCGGATTCGCTAAGCGAATGCGGTGGCCGTCCGCGTCTACACAAAAATGGCCATTCCGGTCTCTTTTAAAGACTTTCCTGGCAGGATGTGGCTCTCCTTTCACCGTAGGCACTACGGGATCCCGGAGCCCGAGCTCTACCAACTGTCTGGCTGAGCAACGAGCAACGTCGGGCAGATAAGCATACGCCCATACCCGCTGGGTCGCCACCTCTTTGAGGCGGTCGACCGCAGCAGGGCACAGGAGCACGTCACCTTTGGTACCCCCGACGCCTTCAGCGATCGAGGTCCAACCCGCGGCTTTCTTGGGATTACAAGACTGTACAGCGGCGGCTAAATCACGCCGGAGCCACTCGGAGAAGCAGTGGGCCTTCGCCACTTCTGCTGTCTCCTCAAAAACAGAAGCCCACTCACTCAAACAGTAAGCGGACTCGGCCGAAACTTTGCCGGCCGGCACTAAGGGATCTACAACGCAGTCGAGCACATAAGCAGGCAACGGCGAACCCTCCTGGAACGCCTCGCACCCCTCGGTCGCGGGAATCCTCTTCTCCAAATTGGCAGCAACCGACGCAGAAACACCAGCCGAGCTGCGATCGGGTTCCAACCAATCCGCACACTCAAATCCGACTTTCTTCGCCGCTGCAAGGAAAAGCTCGCGGGCAGGCTTGGGCTTAGCCACGCCGCCACCACTCACTTTCTTTGCAATGCTACCAATTCGCCCCAGAAAAGGCACATCCGCTCCCGTCTCGTCCACAGCAACAAACCGATCGCTGGGCGCCGTCTCCTCAAAACGCATCTTACCCTGCGCAACGAACTTGCCAAGGGCTGGGCACTTCTCAGCGAGGATGTTCCTCAAGCTTTCGAATTTCCCAGCAGGCAATTCCGGAGACACAGGGGTGAACGTCTCAGCAACAACTACATGGCGAGCGCAAAAGCATGTCTTCGAGACAACACTCTCACCGCAAACCGCGCAGCCAGAAACCAATCCGCTCGGACGGTTCAAGGAAAACGGAGCCGCAGCTTTCGGCCCCCCCCCTGGCATACAAATCGTCGGCATCCCCGCATCCTCTCCCAAGACACGGCTCTGCCAGTCCGAGCTAATGCAATGACCCGAAGGTCGCGAGGGACCCATCCACCAAGACGGAACCGGCACATCTTCCGCTGCTGGACAAGCACCGACAGGGCTGATGCACTGCGGACACTCATCCTTGCCGTCCCGCACGACGACGAAGCCCACTTCTCCAGTGGTATGCTTCTCGCCGGCAAGCCGACAACAGCGGTTGAGGCGCTCCTGCTCCGCCAAGGAGGACACCTGGACTGGCTCAATGACCTGACCGAAAGACCCAAGCCTGGGCCACGTTCGAGCCAACAAAGCCACACGAGCAGGTGCACGGTCGTGCTCCAGCTCAAATGGGCTAGGTGGCTTGAACAATCGCCAGTCTTGGTTCTTTGCCCCATCAGGCAACCACTGATCCAACCAGAAATCCCGCACTTCCTCTGGGGTTGCACGCTCAAACCTTTCTGATTTGCGACACGTCACAGCATGGAAAACATACGACAGAGAGTAAGGAACCGCGTAAGTCTCCCTCGTGCGCCGAGCAGACGGCTGCAGCGCAAACGCACCACAGCAGCAAACTCGAAGCATGTCAGAAAACCTCCTAACCTCGTCCGTCGACCACCACCTCGCACGATCAGAAATAAGCGTGTAGTTCGGTATCGGAGTCCCTTCCGGAGTCCAACCGACAGCAGCACGCTTATGGAGGTCCGGCCAAACAGGCTGGGTCGGTTTGACCCTACCTGCAAGGCGCAGAACATCCAAATCAATCATGTGAGGAGCTGCCTCCGAAGCACCCGCGAGTGTTTGTTTGGCAGCAGCAGTCTTCTTCTTAGATCGCTTCCTCTTCTTTGTCGCAGTCGTCTCGGCGACCTCCTTACTCGGTTCCTCCTTGCGAAGTACATCGAGATCTGCCACCATCGGAGGACTCTCCTCAAGATGACAAACGGCCGCACCAAAACGTGGCGCGACCTCGGTGGTCTGAACAAAATGTTCGACGGCCGAAACTGCGCGAACAGCCTCACCATAAACCTTGGTAAACGTCAAACCGCTTTCCTCGGACTTAGGCAAAACTAACTCCTCCAGGACGAGCTCACGCTCAAGACCTGGAGGAGCTGCTCGCACACCCATACTGCTAACTTGTTGTGACAATTGCTCAGGCTTGTCACCAACCTGTTGGTCATCGTTGCTCTGCTTGCAGCAACCCACACCATTAATTTCGCTTCCGGCCCCAGGCCCAGCTACTTTCGCCTCCTCAAACTCCAGCAACTGTGCAAATCCAGCCACAGACTGCATCTCGAACAACCACTTCGTGAAGGACCCCACTTGCTCAGACGTCATCGAGAC